CATACTCCTCATTATCTTCGCGCTCGACATCCCCATCGCGTAATGGTAATTTTAAGTTGTTTGGAATTTTCCCGTTCCATTTACCCTTACCCGCTTCTTTTGCTGCAATGACGGCATTTTGGATCGCTTCGAGTGTTGCCTTGTCCTTTTTATCTATGAGGATTGCAACACTGTATTTTTTATCTTTTCCCTCTTCTACTGCGTGGGGTTCGTGGACATGGGCGTAACTAAAACGCACTTTCCCGGTAACTACTTTCGTTTCTGACATAATTTTAATGTTTAAGTTATTTAAAATCTTCTTTAGCTTGTTCTATCCCTAAAGCAGGGCGTTTGTCTGACTCATGTACCAGTGTGGGTTTACCTTCTGGTTTTATAACACATGAACCTAATCGAGTATCGAAATTCTTTTTAGTTACAAGTTTTTCTATGTCCCCGATACCTTTCAGTTTGATATTCATAAACTGGTCTTGGTCGTAGCTTTTACCTAGTATCTTTATAGCCTCATCTGAGTTGGACCAAATCCTATTTGAACGACCTGTAACAAGTTTATGTTCAGGCCACGTTTTACCTGCAAGAGCTTCTTTGAAAAGGTATTCACCTATAGATTTTGCCCAGTTTGTCAAGGCCGGGGTTTGCTTGAACACCTCTATTAACTCTTCATCTGACATCAATTGAGGGTCTGCAAAGTCATGTTTTGCAATCTCAAGATTCTGGTCTGCTAAAGCCTTACACCTCGGTTTCACTTTACACCATCTACACCAATCACCTGCACACTGGTCGCCTTCACCTGCATAAGCTAGCTTAGCTTTCTCGGTTACTGTGGTTCTACCCCAAATATTTAACTCCATAGCATCAATAGACCAGGAGGAAATATGGTCTAACCTCGGTTGGTGCACGGTTACCTTTACAGAACCAATATCATAAGATAATTCATTAGCCCACAAGGCACCAAGACCATACAACATCAATTGAGAGTTGTTCTCTGCATCTACTTTGACGCCTTTACCATATTTGAAGTCGATCACCTCTAAACAACCGTCTGCAATGATAATTGCATCCCCTGTGCCGAAACCATCCTCTATGAAATAGGTCAGGTTTATTTTTTCTTCGATAAGGAGTATTGCACCCGGTGTAATCTTCTTAGCTACGTTGAACTGTTCAAGCACATAGTTCACATACTCCTCGACAAAACCCTCCATTTCTGATGCGTATTTGTCGTGGCTTCTGAGTAACCCTATTCGGGCATTATACTTAGGTAGCTTAATACATTTCATTCTATAGTTGAGTTCCAGGTCTGCGAACTCATGGGCTAAGGTTCCTTCGGCTGCGAAATCAGAGTCAGACTCTTCGAAATCCTCCTCTAAACGTGGACTAGGTGTACAGTTAATCCACCGCGAAGCACCGGAAGCACTTAAAAGAGCGTGCTTCCGTTCCGTGTGTTTCTCTGTCATTAGTTCAGTTTGTTTAAGAAGTCGTAAAACTCTTTATAATTTTTCACATCTAACTTTGTAATGTTGGGAGCTTCAAGAAGTTTGAGTTTAGCCTTTATAGCATTCCTGTTTTCGAGGCTGGTTTCCTTGTTCGGATCGCATTTCTCTTTAACTAGGCCTCTGAGAATATCAGCGTGTACCTCTGGAGTTTCTACCTCTGGAGTTTCTACCTCTGGAGTTTCTACCTCTGGAGTTTCTACCTCTGGAGTTTCTACCTCTGGAGTTTCTACCTCTGGAGTTTCTACCTTGGTTTTCTTAGCCGTTCCTCTCTTATCCGTTCCTCTCTTATCCAGTGCCACAGGGGTAGGGTTGATTGTTGCCTCTGGGTTCAGGCTTTGTAAGAAAATACATGCTGCTGCTACCTGTACAGGGTTGTCGGCATCTATAAATGCCTTAATTTCAATTTTACTCATTCTCTGTAAATTTTAATATTTGGTTATCTAATTCTTTCAAGTAGTCACTTAAAGCTATTGCCCCATCATGTAGGATTGATTCGTGGAACATTGAACCTTTGTGGTATATCTTAGTTATGTTCGTCTGTGTGTCTAGTTCTGCAATATAATCGCCGTTTGTGATTATATGTATACCTGCTTTATTTCTAGCCTTCCAACCTTCACCAGTATATAACTCAGATATGGTTCTCCCTGACATTAAAGCGAGTTTACTGATTTGTTCAGAATCAAGTAAAGCCTCTTTTTTTATTACCCGGCCAAGTGCGACCATTGCAAATTTATTGGTGGGGAATAAATGGTCTGCAACCTCTCTTTTACTCAACCTGCATTTTTCTATAATGTCTTCAATTAGTATTTCTTGCATTGTTATTTATTTTTCGTTATTCTCTATTATTTCAATAATTTCAAGGTCTTGCCTGTGTAATTCTTCTTTTGGTACTCCCGACCTAGTTGGTTTAAGTAAGGATTCTTTAATCTGATTAAGTCTGCCCGTTGAACCTGCTTTAATAAGCTCTTTCACCATTTCAGTTTGGATACACATAGGTTTAAAGTTTAAGACCCTACAAACATAAAACCTTTAAATTGAATATCAAAATTATTTTCAATAAAAAATCAAATTAATTTTTAAGGCGTAAATGATAATAACATTTACGCCTTAAATAATTAGAAGAGAGCATTATTATTTTCATCGTGGACTCTCAAACCTTCTTTCTCAATTAAGCTGTCTAAATAAGCTTTGAAAGTTGGGAACTTCTGTTTTATAGCTTCTATTTTCATTTCATCTATAAAATTGTCTGGTATTTCTACGTTTTTTATCATGTTACAAAGATAGATACATACATCTATAAAACCAACAAAAGAGGATATATCTTTCCATATAATAATATGTTTTAAAGTGCGAAAAAGTTAAAATGGTGTTAGTCAATAAGTTAATAAAATAGGCGTAAACAATGGTAAACAATGGTAAACAATGATTGTTTATGATTTAAGTTGTTGTAAATCAAGTCCCCCAATACCCTGTAAACAATGTAAACAATAATATTAATAAAACATTTAAAAGTATAATATAGTATAGTAATAGGGGTTATCGTTTATAGTAAATAGGATTATAGGGTTAGTAAGGAATATTGTTGTTTACATTGTTCCTCTAACGGTTTGGTTATATATAACCTTGGTAGTCAATAAGTTAAGCGTAAACAATCATTGTTTACCTATTGTTTACGCTCACTTTATTTTACCACACTTTATTAGTAATCAAGTAGTTAAGACGTAAACAATAACTTTTTTTGGGGTGTTTCGGGTTTTTTCACTATGTTTGTAGTATGAACCGGAAGCAAAGAAGAGACTTAATTAAGTTCGTCTCAGCGAGATTCGAAAAAGTGTATAAGGAGGCTAAAAAAGAGAGTTTAAAGACCTCGGCAGGGGTTGTACCCTTAGAGACCCTTAAAACATCCTTAAGGGGTATAAGAATGCGAAAGGGAGAGTATTTTGACGCCTTGGTGAAGGACGTTAATGAGACTTGCGACAATTTGGAGGGTGTTTTTACAGAAATAGGTGGTGAAGAGGTACCCCTCAAAATGGTTAGATATTGTATTGATAATATACAGAAAAACTTTAAAATTGGGATGCATGGAGTGGACAGAGGAGAATAAAGAGAGAGCCTTTAAATATATATGCTCGGAAATAGCTGAGGGGAGACCTGCAAAGCAGATATTTGAAGACGAAGGGGTGCCGAGCCATACCACTTTTTATAAGTGGCTTAATGAGGATGATATATTAGCTGCTAGGTACGCGCAGGCGTGTAAAGTAAGGGCTGAAAAGATTTTTGAGGAGATCATGGAAATAGCCGATAATCAAGACGATTTATCGGAAATGAGTAAAGAAGATAGCAAGATAATAGTGGCCCGAAACAGGTTGCAGATAGACACCCGTAAATGGGCATTATCTAAGATGCAACCAGAGAAATATGGTGACCGTATCGCGGTGGATGCTGAGGTTAAAGGTAAAATCCAATTTGAAAATGTATCTAAGCAATTCCCTGATAAAGACTAAGAGGCACTAAAATAAACCCCTGTAGACGCCTGTTTATAAGGGATTAGCAAAAAATTTAAAAAACAAATTCTCTCAGCTTTTTCACGGGAAAATCTTGAGTTAGCAAAAAATGAGCCTTCTGTAAGCCTCTGTTTATAGGGTTTTTTCCTACATAAAAAGTGAATACCTTTACAACGTATGATATACCGAACGTCAACATACTATAAGATCAAGGCTATCAAGGCTAAGATCAAAGTAATTCAAGGCTCACAAGGGGCAGGTAAAAATGTGTCGATGGCACAAATCCTCATCGAGGAGGCCCTTGAGAAAAAACAGTTGATTACTGTAATGACAGACACATACGATAATCTAAAGGATGGATCAATCAAAGATTTTGAGAACCAATTTGAAGCCATGGGTTTCGACTGGGTTAAGGCATACAACAAAACCGACAAAGACGTAAAGCTAGGTGATTCAACCATACAATTCCGTTACATTTCTGACAATAAACAGACGGCTGGTAAGTCTAAACGCCGGGATATTCTGTATATAAACGAAGGTAATAAAATAGGCTGGGAGGCTGCAAGTACATACATTGGAAGAACACACGGGGCTGTCTATATTGACTTTAACCCAGATAATGAATTCTGGGCGCACACTCAAATCCCTAAGCTATTAGACAAAAAGGGCAAGCCAATAAGCGAGTGTATTATTGTCACATATCTGGACAATGAAATGTGCCCGGAAAGTGAGGTTGAATATATCGAGGCAAGAAGGGACAACGTGGACTGGTTTCGCGTTTTTGGCAAAGGAGAGACTGGTTTCTACTCAGAACGAAGGATATATAACTACGAGTTTATAGACAGAATACCCCCTTCTGCGGCTCGAATATCTTCAGGCTTAGACTTCGGCAAGTCACCCGACCCATCAATTTTGGTAGATGTTTGGGAGGAAAAGAACAACCTATATGTTGACGAGGTATTCTGTGAGAATAACCTCATGCCTGAGAAGATTGAAGGTGCTGAAAGGATGGCCTTGGTTGACCAAATGGAGTTTGTGGAACACCCGAAAGGGCAGAAGATAGTCGCAGATAGTGCAGGAGGCACTGAAATAAAAGACCTAAAAAAGCATGGCTACAACCTCAAAGGGGTTAAGAAAGGCCCTGGCTCGGTTATAGCAGGTATTAAGAAGCTAAGGGGCTACAATATCTTTATAACCAGAAGGTCAGTAAACGTTAAGAAGGGGATAGAGTCCTGGTTCTTTAAAGTAGACCCGAATGGTAAGATTATACCGGAACCACATGGACATGAACCTGATGGTTTGGCCGCTTTACGATATGTCGTAATGGATAAGAAAGTGAGAAAGAAATTCAAGGTTAAAAAAAGGTAGTTTTTTTTGTATCTTTGGTTTTTTGTATATTTACAAATCAAACAAATTCATTTATTATGAAAAAACAATTTTTAATCGGGCTTTTGTTGGTCTTCATCTTCGCGGTGCAGACTGAAGTCAGGCCCACAGAGACAGCAGGGGTTAACTCGTTTGCCATAGAGCAAACGGACGAGGTAACCCTGGAAGCTACAACAATGGAGCAATTAATTACATTTGATTTGGTGGAGGTTGGAATAGTGCCAGGCTCCAATTTACTGGTATCTACCGAGATCGCCACAAGAGAACAGAGCGTGAACCTTATAACTGGTAGGCTAGAAAACATTAACTATGCTGAGGTAGAAGACTTATGCAGACAGGTACGCTATACAGCAACGAAAGCCACTAAAGTAGAATTAACCGACAATTATATGCTCAACCATAAGCTATATGAAATATCATTTGGTGACAATTTAGGTTAAAATTCTGGTAGGATTAAGGCAATGCCAGAGTCTTTGAGCTCTCCTACATGGAGGGCTTTTTTTTTATTAAGATTAATATAGTATATTGCAGCACACAAATACATAAATATATGTTTATATTAAGACGAATTACATCGGGATCACTTGAGATTAATACGTGTTTGGATATCGAATATGTGCTAGTTTTAAAAGAGAAAAACAAGGAGGAGTTTGATAGAACTTCTAAGCTATTGGAGTGGGACGATTCAGAATCAACAAAAGATGTGTATGGTTTTGTCACCTTCGATAGTGGAGGCAGTATAATGCCATTATATCAAGATTCAAAGTATTTCATAATGGGGAGTGATGGAAAAACATTTGCTAACATATCCCTGAAATAGATACAGGAATTTAAAACCCTCTTGCCGGGCTTTGGTCTGTCCGCTATTGCTGATTGAACCTAGAGGTATACCCTTTAAAGATGAGAAGAGGGTTTTTTTTTATCCAATATTTTACAATATATTTGTAAGAAGCGGATATAACAAGTCAAGCAAGGCTTGTGGATTTCCTTGAAATCAATCTCCGTGTGCAAAAAGTGAATACCCTATGTGTCTTGCCGGACGGGGATTGTTCACTTTTTGAGTTTTTTTTATCCAATATTTTTAATTAGCTTTGTAAAAAGCGAAAGACCGCTGAAAGCCACACACCGAAAATGTAGTGAGCAAGGAATTTATAAAATCAGGCCTCAATAAAGGAGACCTAAACACAGCAACAAGACAAGAACGACAATTATCGTATTTCACACAATCGAGTCTACAGGACGATACTATCTCAGAGAGTTATTTATCGCAATGGGCAGACAGGAAATACCAAGGGAAGGACTATTTTCTTAATTTCGTTAAGGCTATATTCAAAACAGAAAACTTTCTATCCTTCTACAAGTATCTAAGGCACCCGATACCTTCTGCAAAACTTATCAACAACAAAGTAAAACCACAATTAAATCGTGTTTTCGTTTCTGAAAATGCTGATTTCAAGTATGACATTACTAACGTGCAACCTTCCGAGATAGTCGAGACATTAGGTAGTAAAGATTTTCAAGAGAAGCTATTAAACAAACTACTTTACAAGCATAATTCTATCCTCATCGAGGATATGGATAGCCAAAAAGTCAATGAACCTTATCGGTATTTCCTTAATGTGGACAAGGTTTTAGCGTTGGCACACAATGAAGATGTGATAACGCATATAGCCTATAACGCTGTAATAGACAACAAGGTAGTAATCATATACATCGACTCAAGTGTGTATGCTGTATATGATAAAGAGTACAATCTTATTGGTGAAGAAATACCCCATGATCTTGGCAGATGCCCGGCAAACTTTATATCTAAAGAGAGATACAAAGATGGTTTTATAATTAGAGAATCTATATTCACGTACATAAGGGAAGAGCTTGAGGAGTATGTGTTTCTTAAGACACTGCAAAAGATGTCTGAACCCAACGGAGCTATACCGGTACTCGTTAAATTAGCTACAGAGAGCGAAGACGAGGACAGTGAAAGCAATAAGGGGGAGCCGGGAGAGCCAAATTCCGACCAGATAATGGGTTCCCAGAAATCAGGCGTATACGGAGACAACAATAATAAGCAAAGCGGAGATCTACAAACAGGTACAATTCATGAGGTACCACTTGAGGCGATAACTGCCGACGATGGTAAGATCGATATGGAGGCAGTTAAGAGCTATCTTAATTTTTTCTACACACCTGTCGAGGCTCTTAAGTACATGAAGGATCGCATTAGCGAGATTGAGAATTCGATAATAAGCACCCTCATAGGTACAATGGATACCTCGAACGAGGAGAGTAAAAACGAAATGCAGGTAGAAAAATCCATAATCGTACTTGAAAACACACTCATTTACCTAGCTGATAACCTTAATAAGATTCGTAGGGAAAGCGACTACAATATGTTAGCCCTCAAATATGGGCCTGACAAAGTTAATGAAATCTTCATATTCTACGGCACTGACTTTTTTCTTGAGTCACAAAGCAGGTTGTTTGAAGATTTGGCAAAGGCACCTAATCCTATCGAGCGTAAAAACATACTGATCAGGATCAACCAAAATAAATATAAGAACAATCAGGATCAAATGGTCAGGCAGAAGCTTTTATACGATCTTCTACCTTACACTAGTGATAAAGATTTCGAGATTGCTAGGAATTCCATAATTGATGCCATAACTTTACAGTACCAATTAAGATTCAATTACTGGGTAGGTGTATTCGAAGCCGAGTATGGTGATATCGTTTCTTTCTTTAAGGAACTGGACGCAGACACAGCCACGAGACTACTAGTAATCAACAACCTCATAATTGAGATAATAAAGAAGGTGACCGTCCAAGAGGTGGCCCCCTCCTGAGAACTAAAAAAAAAATACTAAAATGAGTAAAAAGGTATTACACATCAAAACAGAGAGAGTCACAGGTCACGAATTAGACCAGACCGCGACAGTTGAACGCCACACCTTGAAAATAATGGTAGGTAAAAGTTTCGACAATTTTTTAAAACATATAAACCTTAAAGGCTACCTACTTAAGGAACCGCCTAAAGTGGTTAAAGCTTTAGAGATTGACGGTAAGAAGGTTAAGGAAATTGATTTCACCTCTTATCAAACGAAGATCACAGAGGCATTGAAACCCCAAACTAAGGGAGGTGACAGTATCGACTATAAGGCTTTAAGCGAGAAGCAAGCGGATGAAATAGAGGGTTTGAAATCTGTAAATGTTTCTTTCGAAGAGAGGCTTAAAGCTGTTGAGTCAAACCAAGGAAACGACCAGAGTAACGAGAACGACGATTTTGACGATGAGTTAACAGACTCAGAGAAGATCAGAAATAAAGCTGATGAGTTAAATATCAAGTATCAACCTAATATAGGGGACGACACCCTTTTAAATAGGGTTAGGGAAATTGAACCAGATTTCAGTATTGAATAAATCAAATTTGGTCAGGTTAATAGCCTGACCATTAAAATATAAATTGAGCTAAAAGACTAGTCAAATGGAATTTAAAGAAGAGTTTATCAAAGAACAGGAGTTCTCACCTGAACAAGTGGCAGCGTTGAAAACAACAACTGACACGCATGAGGCAGACCTTAAAAAAGGTTGGGACGACAAAGCAACCACGAACGCAGAGGCGATAATCGAAGGGGCTGGTAAAAAAACAGTTACCATGACGGGCATAGCGAGAAATGAGGGGGAGAAATGGGCAGACTATTTGACCCGCTCAAGTGATTTGTTCTTTGAAGGTACAAAGTCGAGCCTGGACAGGAAAATAATAGACCTCGACAAAAAGATTAAAGAGGGGGGTGGAGACGCAATCCTAAAACAAGAGCTGACAGACACAAAAGAGCAGCTTGATAAGCTTAAAATTAAAGAGGCTCAGTTTGCTGATTATGAAGAGAACGATTATAAGGGTAAATTAGAGGAGGCAAACAAAAACATGTCAGGAATGCAGAGACGTATTGCTTTCAATTCTGTTAAACCTTCTTTCCCTGACACAGCGAATGCGTTTGAAGTCAAAGCAAAATGGGCAGAATTCCAGAAAACAACTGAGGAAAAATATAATATTGTACTCGATGAGGACAATGAACCTTGGGCCATTGACAAAACCAACGAGCACAAGAGGTTCAAACTTGGTGATCTTGCTACAAAAGATGAAACTATTGCAGCCTTAACCCAAGGTCGTCAACAGACAGGCACGGGAGCTACAGGTGTAAAAGGTAAGGTTAAAATCGAGGGGGTACCTTTCGAAGTACCTGAGAATGCAACAGCTAAAGAACGACAAGCGGCAGTAAAAGACTACTTAGCCGGTCAGAACATACCAAAGATGAGTCCAGAATATGCAAAGCAATTTTCGAAGCTCAATCAGAAAATTCTGGGAAAGACCCCAGCTAAAGAATAAAACTTAATAATTATGCCATTTTTAGATTCATCAGTCTTAAATGACTTTGAAGCAAAGGAGTCCATCAACGAAAAACGAGAGGCCAACTACGGTATGCTGGATTTGGTGAAGGACTCAACCCCTTCAGTTGATTACATACCCCCTTCAGTACAGGAAAAACTAAGTACAATCTCTGCATCGCGGAACGCTGTTCTACCTTACATGAAGGATCAGAGTGTGACAGTGACGAGCACACCGGGATTTTCTAATATACCCATTAACATGGGTGAGTCAGGAACTTATTTGTTTTCTGCTTATGATATTTTCTCAGGTTTCAGATTATTCCCTGCTGCACACGAGAATAACCAGATTGATGCTGCTTGGTGGGCGGAGAACACGTTAAAAAACGTGCTCAAAGCAATGGCAGCAGCTAAAGACGATGTAATGGAGACAGTACTGGAAGCACGTAAAACCCAGATTCTTGGTTTTGCGGCTCAAGTTTCGCAAGGTACAGGTACGTTTGTTTTCCAGACAAGTACAGATACTTTAGAGATTACTAAAGCAGCACAAGGGGATATCATGCCCGTGCAGCTTAAACAGCTTATGCAAGCCAACCAATTGGGTGGTGAGTATAGGATAGTGACCTCACCAGGTGGATTAATCCTGTCTGAAACAGAGGCTTTTAAAAATCAAGGCACCCAAGCGATTCAGAAACTATGGGCGCAATCAGCCTTAACACCTGATCGCCGTTATACTTCTGACCAATTGGCTCCGGGGTCTGACAACTTTAGCGGCTTCTACGTACGTGACGGTGCTATTGGTGCTTATTCGAACTGGCCTTGGGATTTCCGCAATGGAACCGAATTTGCCGGTAAGAAATGGGACATTTCAGACGTTGAAATGCCTTATATTAAATCACGTCCAAACGTGTATATTAACACTGAGGCATCAGACGCAACAAGTGTTATCACTCCTAATACTGACTCTAACCTAATCATGACACACTGGGAAGAAATGGCCCTTTGGGATCGTTTCTACGTTGTGTATCGTGTAAATTCTGATTTGACTACAAGAGTCAACGACATTGTTAAACTAGCAGGTCTTGCTACTTAAAATTTAGATTATGCAATACCAAAAAACGCAAGCAAACGGCGAAAGTATCGGATTACAAGGTAATAACGGTATAGGAGTAACGATGGAATCCGCAGCAGCAGGGGCATTAACTGCCGCTGACTCAGGGAAAATAATAGTACTAGACTCGGCTGAAGGGGTAGAAATAACCCTCCCTGCCGTAGCAGTAGCAGCTGGGCTAATATACCGGTTTTTAACGGGTTTGGCATTTGAAACTACTGCTTACACAATCGTAGCAGCTACGAATGTAATACAAGGGGGTGCTATCGTAAATAGTGTCTTCGTACCCGCAGTAAATGAGAACACAATCAGTTTTGTTGATACAGCGGAGGCATTAGGTGACTATGTCGAGATTGTGAGTGACGGGACAAACTGGTACGTGAGCGGTGTAGGTGCCGGAGCGGGATCAATTACATTTACAGCACCTTAATAACTTAGAATCATGATTCTAACTTTTGCAGAGGATTTCACAAGCGAGGTAAATTTGGACAGCGAGTTAATCGGGGTACCTACTTCTGGTTTATACTGGAATAGAGGGGTACACCCAACACTCACAGTCAATAATTTATTGGCTTTGTTACCTATTTTAGATATAACTTTTACTACTTATGCAGCAGGGGTAATCTACAGCGAGTTCAATACCAGCCGTAAAAAGTCCGATGTTGTATTGCATGAGGATAAGATTTATCAATCTAAAGTAGCAGATAACACAGGTAACACACCTGCAACACCTTCTGCGTTCTGGTTAGAAACAACGATCGAAAGTTTAAGAATAAAATCATTCATTTGGACTGTTGAGGACAACGCTTTAAGTGCGTTGTCCTTAAACAGGATGTTAATTGAGAATCAATACGTTTATAATATTGACGATGAGGAGACACTACAAACAATCGGTGGTGATTTTTTCGGGTGGGTATTCGAGCCTAAGGGTTCGGATTATGTAACCATCCGGATTAACCAGATTGCTTTTCAAGCAAATACTGATGTGGCTCAAAATCTATATGTGATTAACCAAGGTAGGTTAATCAGTACGATAGAATTGAACCCCCAGGATGGTGTTTTGGAATTTGAACAGGTTGACTATTCTTTCAGTGGTAAAGGTAGATTCATTTTTGCTACAGAGAGCCAAGAAGTGCAAGCATCGGGTGTGTATAATGACCCTCTTAGGTACAAAGGGTTTGTTTGCTACCCTGTGACAGGTATAGGCGCAACCGCTGAAGACTCAGAGTATTCCTTTTCAAGTAGTTCTAACGGGCTTAATTTTAATATAAGTTGTTTTTTAGACTCTAGTGTCTATATAGACAACAATAAGATTGATCTTGCTAAGTTCTACCAAACTCAATTCGAATATGATTTTATGAGAATGTTAGTACATAACTCTAACGACCGTTTCGAGATCGATGAAAGAATAATGAGGGGTAACCCGGAGTTAATCGCAGCCGAGAGCATGGATAGTAGAAATGCCACGGTGGCACGGAAATACATGTCCGAAATGAAACGAACAATAGAGGTCATAAATAGAACCTTTGATAAATTTCTCAAGAAGAAACAAGGGCTAAGAGTAAACAGAAAAGTAATGTAAAAAACTATAATTATGGCTAAATATGCATGTCCCGCAGAGGTCGCTATCCCTGATATTAGTCAGGCAGATTGTTTGGAGAATTTCGGGCAGACCCAGAAGGGAGCCTTTCAACGGGTTTTTGCTTCGGCAGGCGTAAAAAATGAGTTCACGGCTACAGGCCTTGGCGATATAAAACTACTGGCTTCTTGGGACGTATTCCTTGCAGCAGCAGACAGCACCAAGATGCAGGTAACACCTGACCTTGAGGCCCCAACTTTCGAACCGGGTGCAGTAAGAACCGTAGGTGGTGGAAACGCTACTATTGGAGGTATTACGAAGGCTATCGGTCGAGAGGCAACCTCTGTATCGTTCATGATGAACGTATATAAGCAGGAAATTATCAAGGAAATGAAAGACTTTCAAGATGAGTTATCTTTGGGAGTTTTCCTATTCAACCAGTACAGCCAGATAGGTTGTATTGTTGATGATATTACCACACCGGCAGCGTACTACCCTATCCCTATCGCTCGGCAAACTTTGTTTGTAGGGGATAAAAAGATAGGTGGTCTTGAAGAGGAGGACAGCAACGTCCTATCTTGGCAGTATAAACCTAACTGGTCAGATAATTTTGTGGTTATTAGTCCTACGGATTTCGACCCATTAACCGACTTAGTTAACCCTTAACGTCAGAGATATGGCAGATTTAATAAAGTTAATTTACCAGCCCCCTAAGAAGGAGGGCAAGACCCAAGATCCTCACATAATTTTAGTTCCCGAAGCTCAAGCGGCTAAGATGCTGAAGATGGGACGGTGGAAAGCAGCTCCGAAAGAAGCTATCGCCTCCCAAGTTGGGCAAAGCTCTAAAAAGTAAATAGAAAGCCCGTTTGTACAATGTTATAATCGGGCTTTTTTCTAAACTGTTTATTATGTTTGAAGATATAATCCAGGATTTACAAGAGTTCAACGCAAATGCTTGGGGGTATGTTGCCGAGGCTATTGAGGACAACGCAGACCAGATTGTCTACATTAACCAGAGTCGTATAATAGACACAGGGAAAGACAGCGAGGGCAAGAAATTAAAGAATAGCCAAAAGAGCTATTCTGGGTATTCACCCCCCTATGAGAAAAGAAAAAAGAGGCTGGGCGTATATGATGGCCACATAAACCTTTTTTTATCAGGTGAGTATCTAGGCTCATATGATGCCAAAGCAGACGCTAAGGAGGTTGATATTTTTGTGACTCCGAATAACGCTGACCTGGATGCTATACTGAAGACATTATACGGTGAAAATATTCAAGGTTTGACCAAGAACGAATGGGCAGGGGTTGTAAACGAATTTATTCTACCTCGAATAATTGAAGAACTAACAAAAGTATTCACATGATAACGCACCCAACAACACCAGTATTAGTAGACGCATTTATGGTTGAGTTTAATACCAAAATTGTGAATCTATTACCATGGTTAAACAACCCTCTTGGGAAAGTACAGGCTGTAACTCAAATGGTAGAGGGCAAGAGAGTCAAGACCCCCCGGATGTTTGTTGCTGGCAGGGAATATAATATTGAGGTTTACCCGAATGATAAGATTACAAATTTTTCGTGGTTTATATTTGGTAAAGAGGATTACTCAGGGGCAACGAAAAGAAGAGCTACAATAAAAGTACCTACTACTTTCAATATGTTCCTTGATTTAAGGAAAGTATATCCTTTGGTAACACAGAGCAGGGACATCGAGAATGTGAAAGCGGCAGTAGTCGCAGCACTTAATACTATAGCTCTCGGGTCTGCTATGCTTCGAGTCAACACCGTATCGGAACAATACGAAGATGTTTATGCAGGGTTCGCTTTACCCTTAGAGCAAGACAAGTTTTTCATGCAGCCATATGCAGGTTTAAGTTTCGAATTAGACCTGTGGGTCAACACTCAATATAATTGCAATGCTTAGTAAAAACATAGGACGGTTAAGATTAGAGTTATACAGTAGTGTAGATGAATTACCCTCAGAGAGGTATAATAAGTTCAATATATATTGTTTACTCAGGGCAGGTATTGGCAACGATGCAGAGAGTGTTCTGGAACATATGCAGGGATTATATCAGTCAGCAGGTAAAAAAGATTATCAGAGAGTACTCACACAATTACAAAACTACCACCACTCCCTAAGTGCTATATTAAGCCATGAGGATACAGCTTGTACAGCATTTGCCTGCCTCATCTACTCTATTAATGGGGTAGAGGTAAGGGATACCAGCGACGAGGGTTTGAAATGGGTAGTGTCCAGAGTAGCGAGAGCAGAAAAACGGGTTCAAGCCTTACAACTTTTGACAATATTAAAAAAAAAATTGAAGATGAGATTGAGGAGTATTTCTCAGGGAGAGTGAACGAAAGCCGGGTTTCGATGCATTATAAGTATCTCAATAAACATGGCATATTGTTAAACAAGAAAGTACTTGGTGAGGATGTAGATAGTGAATTAGAGAGGATAGAGAACGAGTTTTATAAGAGGAGTGAACCTGTTCTATATGGTGGGAAAGACGGTATTTTAATGAAACTCGAAAAAGATTTCGAACTAAACTGTTTACTACTTCAACAAAATGGGATTCAAAACCCCGAAAAAATAAGTGTCTTTAAGTTTTACCAAGGTATTGAATTAATTAAAAAACAGCACGTGAGCCATGGCAAACATAAAAAGCGTAAATAAAAACCTAACTAAGATGCTCAAGAACCTTGAGCTTATCGAGAAACAATTTGTCGATACTGGGAAAGTTATGGAGTCAGGTCTCAGCGCAATAGACAACCAAGCTAAAAAGAGTCTTACAGCTCAGCAGCAATTAACAGGGGCTAAGAAAGAACACCGCGAAGAAATTTCAAAGGAGCAGAAGCAAGCACAGGAATTAATAAGGGCTAAAAATGATCTTCAGAAAGCTTCTACCAAACAAGCACAGTTGACATTGCAGTTAAAAAAACAAAAGCAAGACCTTATAAAGCAGCAGAAGTTAGAAATGCAAGCGGGTAAGGGCCAGGCTAAAACATACGAACAATTAAGCGCAAGATATAGACTCGCAGCAAAAAGCGCTAAAGACTTAACAGTACAATACGGGGCAAATAGCAAAAAAGCAAGAGAGGCAATAAAAACAGCGAAAGGGTACAACAACGAACTTAAAAAAATAGATGGATCGTTAGGTAACCACCAGAGGAATGTTGGTAATTATGGTGATTCACTTAATCGATTAGGGGGGCCAATTGGTGGGGTTATAGCAGGCATGAAGGCAATGGCAAAGGTTATTTTTGCAACTCCTTTAGGTTGGCTTATTGGACTTATAGCCATTGCCGGGGCAGCACTAAAAACCTTTTTTACAGGATCAGCAGAAGGACAGGAGCGTTGGACAAAAACAGTTAACCGGGCTAAAGCAGTATTGAGTGTATTTAAAGATGAATTAATTAAGATAGGTAAGACTATTTCTAATTTCACTGATAGTCTTAAGCTATCAGAGGGGGGAATAAGGGGTTGGGCTACTTCTGTAAAAGAGGGTATAGGCAACACTTGGGATAAAGTTAAGAAAAGCGTAAGTGATGGAACGGTATGGGAAGACCTGAAAAATAATGTTACAGGTGCTATTGACTCAGTAAAGGCTAAATTCAGTGAACTAGGTGACGCGATAGATGAGAACCAGGCAAGAGCTGATGAGATATCAAGAAGGCAAAATGCTTTAAGAAGGGACGAAATAGCCTCTTTAACCTCCTTAGCAAAATTAAGGAAAGAAATAGCAAACGCAAGAGCTAAGGCAGCAGACAAAGAAAATGTGTCCGCTTTCGAACGTATAAGATTACTCGATGAGGCGACAAAGAAACAAAATGAAATCCTAACGATAGAGGAAAATTTATTATCTGAAAAAATCAAAATTCAGGAGCTGGAAATGGCTCAAGGTGAAAACAGACTCGAAGATTATGAAGAGTTAGCGAACTTAGAAGCGCAACTAATAAACTTACAAACCGCGAACGCTGAAAAAAGAAGACGTTTCACTTCTGAACAACTATCCTCTATTAGGGAATTAAAGAAAGAACAAGAAGCCTTTAGGAAATCAATATCTAAAGGGTCAGACGAAGCATTGAAAGCGATTGAAAGCGAAAATGCTGGTTTCTTAGACGAGTTTGAAAAAGGACTCGATGCAGAAGAAAAAGCACTTGAAGATAGCCTTAAGAGGCAAGAGGATGCAAGGGTAAAATCAGGTGAAAAAGAAATAGCAGACGCAGAAGAGAAAAGCGAAAAGATTGCAGAAGCTGCGAAACAAGGGGGTGACCTTCTACTAGATATCATCACTATGTTTGCAGACCAACGATTAGAACAAGCTAATAGAATAGTAGAAGAGGAGTCTATGAAAACGGACTCAGCAGAAAGAAATTTAGATAGACAGATCACTCTTGCTGAGGCCGGCCATGCGAGCGATGTTGCAGGTGCTCAGAAAGCTCTCGACCTTCAAAAAGCAACGCAAGATAAAGCACTCGCAGAGAAAAAAAGAGCTTTAGATCAAAAGCAGAAACTCGAAACGATAGAACAAGGTATTTCGATAATAACCTCAGTAGCTAATATAATCCAAGGTTTTTCAGCTATACCAATTGTAGGTTGGATATTAGGTATTGCAGCAGGTGCAGCAATGTTAGCAGCATTTGCTAATCAGAAAAGGCAGGCTAAAACAGCAACACAATCATTTGGTGAGGGTGGTGTAGTTGATCTTGAGGGTGGTTCACATGCTTCTGGTAACGATGTGCATTTTGGTAATAAAGGTGGTAAAGAGTTACACGCAGAAGGTGGAGAAAAAGCGGCTATATTCAGTAAGAAGGCGACAAGAAAATATGGGGGTGACATAGATAGGTTCGTACGTGATGCAAATAGATTGAGGTTAGAGGAGCGATATACAAATGCCTTTAATCTTGGTGCCTTACCTATTATTGTAGAAAGTAATAGTAACTTTGATTCTAAAGAAACGAACAACTTGCTTAGGAAATTAATAGAGCAAGGGTCTGGAAGCGATATATTCGACCCTGTAAAAGGTCGCCAAATAAGTAAAAAAGGTAATGTAACAACTACAACGCATGGCTGATATAGCAGGAACATATCGTTTTATTTTGGACGGGGGGCAGGTATTCCCAGTATTTGGTAACGAGCTCAACTACGCTTATGAACAGGCAGAGGGGTCTTTTTATTTTAGAAAGAACCTAGAAACAAAAATCCAATTCAATACAGTTGATTACGATCACATTGAGGGTTCGAGTATACAGACTAAATTCCTTCTGGTAATAGAGAGATTCAACGGTACTCAATGGGTTGAGGATTATGCAGGCTATTTTTATAAAACCGATTGCGATTTTGACGCAGATTCTAAATTAGTTGACATTAAAGTGTCAACAGACGATGGGTTCGATGATTTGACAAAGGTTCTTAATAACGAATATGATCTGTTGCAACTCTTACCTCCTTCTATTTTAATAAAGTATGATTTAAAACCTATTCTGCAAGTAATAACAAAAGACAATGTTAACACCGAATCAGTGAGTAATGATAAGCTTACAAATATTGTCGGGACTTCGAGCTGGGAAGAAACTATAGACGCAAGTTTAAACCCTCTTGATTTTGGGTTTGAGGTCACCGAGTACGACCTGGGCGACTATCAAATATTCTACAGGTATCTAACTACTCAGAATGTTTTTGCAGGGCAGGCAACAGATTTAAGAAGCCCGGGCGACATAAGTGCTGTTAGTTTTGCCTATAATAAAATAGGGGTTATATTCGGTACTACCGTCTTGAGTATTGCTACGGATTTTTCTATAGCACCCACAATTTATGGCTTATCCTCAAGATGTGCTGGACATGAGACTGATTACTATGATATAGGAACACCGGCAGCAGGGGAGTTGTCTATCCCTATAAACCAAAGCGAGTGGGTTTGTAACTCATGGTGGTTCAGGCAAACAGTCGCAAATAATACAAATGAATTAGATAATAGTGACCGTATCTCAGTACCTAACGCCTACTGGTTACCTACAGTGTTGCAGCTATTACTAGAACAGGAAACCGACATACTGCATGTTGAGAACACAGCATACTCGGAATTTTTTTATAGCACAGTAGACCCTATTGCAAGCGAAAAATGGGACTTAGTAATTTCACCAAAGTCTAATTTTGCGAACGCCTTCTACTCAGACCCCGCAAGAAAGGCGACCATAAGATTGAGTGATATATTGAGGGTTTTTGAGTCCTTCAAAGTAGGGTGGCATATAGAGGTTGTGGGTAATGAAAAAAGATTAAGGCTCGAACATATATCGTGGTATGAGAACGGCGGCACATACGGCCCTCAAGAAGTATCTATCGATATATCGCAGAGTTTCGACGATAGGAATAGTAAACCTCAATCATTTAAACAAAATAAATTCAGCTATCGGAAAAGTAAAATGCCTCAAAGGTATGAGTTCAACTGGCAACAAGATGTGGCTTCGTATTTCAATGGCTTCCCTATCGAGGTAAATTCAAGTGAGATCAACGAGGGGCAAATTGAGAAGTTAGACAACGGACTTTTTAATCCCGACATAGATCCTATTGTAGGACAAACAGATAAAAATCTCGATGGTTGGGTAATAGTTTCAACCTTCACAGTAGGTAGTTCAAGAGTTGTAAGGGCGGCAGCGATAGAAGTTATATCAGGGCACTCTTTTAGTATCCAAAATGGGGTTATGAGTTATCAATATCTGCACCCTCTTTATCACAGGTATGGTTTACCAACTCGATATATAACAATTAATGAGGCTACAACAACAGCATTAAGTATAATAAGAAATAAACAACAGGATATCGTTTTCCAACACTCTGATAACCTTGACCCGTTAAACTTAATCACTACCGAGTTAGGCAATGGTCAAGTTGATAAAATGACATTTAACATAGTTTCTGGTACTTATAAGGCAACTATTAATCTAGATACAGAATGATACAGAACGCAAACCAATTGACCAGCCTACCTTTTTACACAGAAGAAAGATTTCAGGATCGTTTCAAATGGTGGGTGCAGAGTGTGTATCGTTTAATCTCACCTAATGATAGGTTTTTACCTTTCCAGATAGTTAAGGAGCCAACACCCGGCGGCGGCGGATCGTGCCCTCCTTTACCTTCTGATGTACAGTACACAGCTGATTTTTCAAGCAGTGTCGATGGTTGGGAGGTGGTCGCTGATGGTCGGGCAGATGTTGCGGCTCTCTCAATAAATGCAAATAGGTTAAGGGTAGTAATACCCGCAAATAACCAGAGTTTTTATTATGAAATAAGGCGTAAACTGGTCGC